GTTCAGAAGCATTTGCGTTTGCATGAAGTCAAGCTGAGGGCCGCGAATGCTGTCGAGCGTATCCGCAAGCGCCTTTTCAACCTCGGACAACTCCTTCACCGCCGGGGCGGCGGCCTGCGCTGCAACGGTCACCATCTCAGTTGCCTTGGCATCCTTCTCAAGCTTCTCCGCAACGGCGACCTCGACTAGCTTCTCGTTCTCCCCACGAAGCGTGGCGATGCGCTCACGCAGTCGCTCCATTTGCTCAATGATTGCAGTCGAAGTGTTGGCGCCGCTCTCAAAGAGATCTTCAAGCCGGAAAAGCTCCTGCTGTAACTCCCTGACACGCTCCGCTGCCTTGCCGAACTCAGATAGACCGACATCGTCCTCGACATTGAAGATACCTCGGTTCACTTGCTGCAACGCAGCAAGAGCATCACGAACCTCACCGCCAACATCCTTGAGCGTGCGCAGCGCCGTGATGAATCCCTGAGTCGCCCCGACAGCCTCATTGAACGAGCCAACGGCTTCGGTGATCTCGTTCCGAAGAACCTGCATCTCTTGGGCGACGGTAGGGATAGCTTCCCCGAACCGATCTGTCAGCTCTTCACGTGCATCCTTGAACGAATCGAGAACGATCTCAGCCGTGATCTTCCCCTGAGAGCCGAGCTTTCGCAGCTCGCCACGGGTAATCCCGAGCCCCTTCGCAATCACGTCAGCGACTACGGGGGTCTGTTCGAGGACACTGTTCAGCTCTTCGCCCCTCAGTGCGCCAGAAGCAAGACCCTGAGAGAGCTGGATCAATGCCGCATTAGCCTCAGTCGCCGACGCTCCAGAAAGCAGGACCGCTTGATTCAATGACTCAGTGAAATTGATCAGCTCTTCTTGGCTGCGACCCAGCTCTTGAGCGGCAAGCGCAGTCCGCGCATAAACCTCAACAGTATTTGTGAAAGATGATCTCGTGTTGTTCGCAACCTGGAAGAGCCTGTTCGTGACATCGGTCAGCTCTTCCTGCCCATCGGTGACCGTCCGGAGTCGGTTCTGAAGGTTCGTGAACTCATCAGCGAGACGCACAACCTGTCTGGTCAGGAGCACCGCGCCGGCAACTGTGAAGGCGCGTGCAAGTGTTCGGCTCATGCGAGACGCAGCAGTGTCCGTCCGAGCAATGCTTGAACGAACACGGCCAATGCGCCCTTCGGCGCCGCGCGTATCAACGATGACCCTGATGTTGAAGTCAGTCACAAGGAATCAACGCCTAGGCGCCCTCGTCCTCGTTCCGCCCTTCGACGGGGCCTTCGCAGGCTTCTTCTGACGAATGTTGCGGTCGTACTCCGCTCGCTGCCATTCGAGATAGGCCGTGTCGAGCGCGTAGATGATCCGCCAGAACGGATCCACAAACTCCGGACAGAACAGACCTGCCCCATACTGAATCGCCTTCGACCAAGGAATTCGGCCAAGCGTCGAATCGCCCTGCTGAGCTTCCGTGCGGAGATGCCAGAAGGCTTCGAAGTAGACCTCTTCCCCAAGCAGGATCTCTGGCTTCGCGAGATACCATTTCGGCAATTCGCGACCCTTCCTGATGCCAGCCTCGACAGAGAAGCCGTCGCGCTGATACCGCAGCTCCCAGGAGAGTCGCTCGCTCAGTTTTTTGCTTGCGCCTCAACCTCATCCTCATCGGGCATATCGTCGGGGAGGAAGTTGGACGCAACGCCAGCAAACGCGCTGATCTCCTGAACAATCCAGTCAGGAAGCGCATCAAAGAACTCGGCGCAAGCATTGGCTGAGAAAGGTACCGGGGCGTCAGCGCTGTCGGTGATTCCACGCCATCCCGTGACGACATAGCGAGGAAAGAGTGCACGGTCGGTGTCGACCTGCCACTTCAGAGCGGAGCCGGGGTCAGCCTTGACCTCAGCGCGCCCAGCTGCGCCACGCTTGGCAACGCGCTTGCCAAGGGCTGTCGTGTAAGGCTTGTTGCTGCCCCCAGCGTGCATCAGCTCAAGCTCAGGAATGCCCTCAATGGGCAGCGGGAACCACGCCTTTCGACCCTGAGGGTCGTACTGATTCAGGTTTGAGAAGTCAGTCATCGTTTAGCTTCCTTTGGTCTATCGTCGCTTGCCACTGGAGAGAGAGCAAAGGAAGCGGGGGAGCGTCAGCGGCACACACTCCCCCGCCCGTTCAAGTCATGCAGCAGCCGGGTAAACCGGGAAGAACGAGACGCCGATCGAAGTCAAGAACATCGAATCGACAAAAGCCTCGACATCAAAGGCGAACCTCACCGACTCGTTGATCGGGAAGGTCTTTGCGCCGTCCTTGATGACCGCGCTCGGGACATCAACAGAACAAGCCCCGTCGTCGTTCTTCACCAGCCAGTCCATCGTGACAGTTGTGTTGTTCTTGATCCTGTTGATCACGAGAGGACTCGTGAAGAGCGCTTCACCGGTGACGTTGAGGTCAAAGTTCCCGTTGTTCATGAAGCGTGCGCCGGACACACACAGAACTTTTTCGGGCGTGACGTTGTTGCTGATGAGCGCTGTGATGTCCTTGAAGTCAGTCGTCAGGCCAGTTTCATCAACATCGGTGATGCCAAGGCGGAAGCAGTCGATTGACGTGTTGATCGCCTCAGTGAACAGAGGCAGCCGCGCCGTCGACGCATTCGTCTTGCGAGACCCGTTGTCGACAAGGTCGTCAGCGCCCTTCGCGATGAACGAGAACGTCGAAACGCTCTTGTCCGTGAGCGCCATCGCCCATGACCAAGTATTCGGCAGGGCGCCGACCACGTACTCGAACCCATCAGGATTCGCAACCGGCGTCGGCGGGTCCGTCTCATACAGGTTCGGATAGGAGCCCTCGAACTGAAACGACTGGGCATTGTAGTCAGCGTGATCAACCGAAACGTTCCGAACGAACCGACCGAAGAGCAGGTCGCACTGAACCTCCGCGCCAGCGCTCCCAGTGTCCGTGCCATCGGAGTCGCTGAGGGTCGTATCCATCTTGTCAACGGTCAGCGTGCCAGCAGCAATGGTGCGAATCCGCGCCGAACCGTAGGAATCATTCGAACCGCCGGCAGTCGAGCCGAAACGGTTCGTTGCCGTGAGCCCGCCGATATGGATCCTCTGACCAACAGTCAAGCCAAGTGTCGTGAAGTCGATCGGAGTGACACTCGCACCGTTGCCGCTTGTGATCGTCCCGATCGTCCCAGAGATGGAGAGGTCAAGATCGCCGGCTTCGGCGCGAATGCCAGCAAGCGAAACCTCTGCATTGGTGGGCGCAGTCTCAGTCGTAATCCCGGTGACCTCAATCACCGTGTCTGTCGCAGCGACATCAGCAGCAATCTCAAACACCGTGAGCGGGCTGTTGTTGCCAGTCGTTGTGTATCCCGCCGCATGAACAAGCGAGATCGGGCCTGCCGCCGTGTACTGGAATTTTGCCGCCTGCGCGGCAGTTGCCGAGGGGATCGTGAAGCCAGCCGGACCAACCTGGGCATCGGCAGCACGGAACGTCATATCAGCGTTCGTCGCATTGGCGAACATAAACCCGGCAGCGAAGTCGAGCATCGAGTCGAAGGTCGTGTCAGCCTCGAACTCTGCGTTTGAGTCGAGATCGACCCGAGTGCCCTTCCTGCGCTGTCGCAGCTTCGAGATCGGATTCCTTGAGACTGTCGTGATCTCAGCCCCGAATGCTCCAATGTCATTCGGCTCAGTGACCTTCCAGTCGGGAGAGCCAGGAAGCACGCCGAGGGATGACTCCAGTGCGTACTGTAGGCCCGTGTTGTTTGTCAGCACTTGTGCCATCGGGGGACGCTCCTAAGGGTGGCGGAAGAGGGATCAGATTTGAAGCGACCTGACTGCGTCAGCGATCGCAAGTTCAACGAAGTTAGCGGGCGCCTGGGATGAGCTACCCGCATTCAAAAAGCCGATGTAGGGAACGCCGTTCGACAGAAAGACATTGCCCTGTCGAAAGCGATACCCGTTGGCAATGTTCCGAGCACGCCCCTCATTAGAAGCGAGCTGACTCGCAGCCTGCTCGCGCTTGACTACATCGTCCGAAGGTGGTTGAAGCGCTGCGTCAGCCGGCGAACCCGTGCTTGGGGTCCATGCTGAACGAGCGAAGCCGGTATCAACTGGCGTCGCTGAAGTGAGTGACTGCCACGCGCGGAGCTGGAGCTTGCCAATGACCTTCTCAGTCGCTGCGCGAAGAATTTTGTCGATCCGCCTGGCCTCGCTCACGTGATGACCTCCTGGAAGCGGAATTGAGCATTAGCGTTCGCCTGGAAGTGAGACCCAACAATCCCGATCCGCACGGGCTGAACGTTGAAGAACCAAATCCCCGACGAAGTCCCAACGTGTTCACGCATCGCGGCAAGGGCAACGCTGAGGAAGCTGTTCGACTGAACGCCACCGTCCCCACGCTGGGCGTAGATCTGAACCGACACCGTGCCCGTCGTTTCATAGCGGCGGCGGCCCTGAGTGATCTGTGAAGCTGCTGTCCAGTTGATTAGCGTTCGAGCATAAGGCGCAGAATCGCTCGCCATCACAGCCGCATCGCCAAGCGGAGTGAGCGGCTTGTCGCCCTTCGTGTTTGCATAATGCATCGGAACTGCGGCCGTCGCAGCGCCAGTCGCCTTCCACGCGGCATCAATGATGCCGAAGACGATGTTGTCAGCTCCCTGAAGGGTCGTCACGCCTTGAGCCCCAGCGCGAAGAGAACCGACTTCGTTGCGGGACGAAGGTGCTCGCGAATGACAATGCTCCAAACACGGTCACCGTCACGAACCTTGTCAGCGTTCTCGACATCCTCGAATGTGTACCCAGCTGGGATCGAGTCCGACGCAACAAGGCACACCTGATCGCAATTGATCGCAAGCTCAGCCTCACGATTGGCAAATACCGTCCCCAGTCCCGCCCCACGTACCGGGACGAAGCAAGCAAGAATCGGAAACTGAGCACCACCTTCGCTGAGATGCGGAGTCTCGACGTTCCCCTGCCACGGGAGGGCAGGGTCAGACGGATCGCGGTTCTCCTTGTAGAGCGTGACCGACCGACCGTGCTTCTCGACCAGCCTCTTAGCTAGAGCTGCGGATCGGGTGAAATCAACCACGGATCACACACCCCCCAGCGGAGCTGAGAAACTCTGAGATCAGCCTGTCGGCGGCGGGATACGCGGGCAGCGTCCCCGTCCCAAGCCCGCCACCGGCCGTCCCAGGCACGTAGCGGGTACGCTCCTCAATGGGGCCCACCTTCTCGAACTTCTCAGCGATCGATCCGCCAACAGCATCAGCCGTCGGATCGGGCGCCAATGTCGCCGCACGAGCCCTCACAGCGTACTCAGCTCCCGCGTACTGAAGCCGAAGAGGGATGCCGTCGATCCTCAGGCCATCGCGATCGAAAAGCCCTGAGCGGGGAAACGAGAGCGGCTGAGGCCGAACAATGTCAGACCCACCGACCAAGGTTGCGAAGTTCCAAGTCGCGCCGGTCACAGTCGTCGTCGTAACGACAGAGTTGCCGGGAGTTCCTGCCGTCTTCGAGAAGACAAGCATTGAGTCATCAATGAAGACCATGGCCGTCGCGTCATCATTGGCGGTCGTCGCTGAATCGAACGTCACTCCAGAGCCAGCGGGAGAGGCCAGAACAGCGGCAACGAGGTTGTCAATCGACGCAGAGAGACTCGCACCGATCAACACATCATTCGCAGAGGACAGCGAAGCAACGAAGGTGTACGTCTTCGTTCCAATGACGACCGTCTCAGTCGCAAGGGGCTGCGCCGTAGGCGTCCAGGTCGCACGAGCAAGCGAGATGTCACCCCACTGCTTCTGACCCCTGAACCGCGCACGATAAGCGTTCTCGATGTGATCCGTCGCGGCAACACAGGCAGCATCCTCGGCGGAAGCCGTCGGGGTTGTCCACCCGCCCTCGCCGGCTCGATTGCGATCCGCAAGGTATGTCGTGACAAACGATGCTGCGAAGTAGCTGTTCGCGCCGACGACCCCTGAGCCGTTCTCGATGACGATGGTCAAATGAAGCACCCCTGAGTCATGACCGGAACGGGAACTGATTCACGAAAACAGACAGAGGCTCAACAACATCGAAATTTGTCGGTGCGCCGGTCTGCGTCACATCGGCGGGGAGCGCGCCGTTTGCAGCAGACGCGAACGAGCCCGCGTCATCAGAAGCCCAGCCACCCGAAAAGTCTTCGTCGTCGCGAGCGACCTCGGTGCCGTTGACCCAGATTCGAGCGCGCCCACTGCCAGGACACACAGCCGCCAGGATCGGCAAGCGAAGGCCAACGGGAAGACCGCCCGCAACCGTGTAGGTCGCAAAGACAAACTCACCAGCAGCCGTCTCGCCAGCCCTCAAAGAAAGGTCAGTGTCATCAACGAACAGGGCAATCGCCCTCGCAGCGTCGCCGAACTCGAAAATGACACCCGTAGGGGAAGCACCCGTCACGCTGATCGCAGTCTTGATCGTGATCGGATCAACAACGTTCCCAAACTGTCCAGCAGGGATCGTAGCGGTCGGAATCGCAATCTGATGCGTCCTGTAGAGACCCA